AGATAGAAAAAACCACTCCGGGGAGAACTCCGGAGTTAAAGCTATGCCCGCTGATAAAAGTATCAGGAAGGAAGTTTTTTGTTAGAAATCAGCAAAACACGAATTTTAAATTCTACAGTTCCTTATCTCAAATTGGATTAACAGCATCTGCAACATGGGATCAGATACTTACTAAATTAGCTGATGGTACTGGAATAAAATTTGCTGCATGGAAATCAGACTATCCTAATTTATCAAATCCATGCACAAGTAATAGGCAATCAATAACTGTTTGCAGATTATATTCAGGTTATTCTACTATAGAAGTGTGGGATATTGATAATAACGTTCGCCACTTTACAGCGCATAATGGAGATAACTATAGACCTTGGAAATCATACTAAAGCCACGTTACACTCTATGTTTTTAATGCTGTTGACAATCAGCTGCATTTACGTTTCTTTGTATATAATCTACAAGTATCAACAAATGTTGCCCAATCACTACTGTATTGCCATCTAACTGTATATGTTCAAGATGAAATTGCAAATTCCGGAAAGTTTAATTGAGCATAATAAGCAATACTTGGACATCTTGTTGAATTGGACTATATACTTTTATTTTCCCAGTAATACTTACGTCTCTTGCAACAACGCAACCAGCTATATTAGAACTTGCACCAATAAGAACAGGAAATGATATTTTATGTTCTGGCAGGTTTGGAAATGTATATTCTCTAACCACTCCTGCTGAACACGTTAAAACTTCATTCGTATACTTCGTGTTTTGCGACCTTCTTTCCTCCGGATGCTACAATAAAGCAGAAGGAGGAATAAGGTTATGGATATACGAAATACGATTATTAATAATGTATTGCTGGCGGTGCAATCTCTATTAGATGATCAGCAACTCCAGGCAGTACAGGATGCACTCTGTATTCAATTGAACAGTTACGAAGTGCAAGAGAGAAGCACAGAACTAACTGTAGTGGACAACGCTCCAGACAGTATGCTGGCAAAATATATAGCGACCAAGCGAATTGAGGGAAAAGCAGAATCTACTATCAAAAGGTACTACGATACGTGCTACATGATGATACATGAGATCTGCAAACCGTTGCATGAGATTACAACTTATGATCTTAGATATTACCTGGCAGTATATAAGGAACAACGGAAAATCAGCAATCGGACTCTGGATGGGATGCGCAGGTGCTTTAGCAGTTTTTTCTCCTGGCTTTCTGCCGAGGGGCTGATTGGGAAGAATCCATGTGCAGCACTGTCCCAAATCAAATATACGAAAGTAGTGAAAAAGCCCTACACGGCTACAGAAATGGAACGGTTAAAGCAGGCTTGCACATCAATCCGGAATCTTGCGCTGATAGAATTCCTCTATGCTTCAGGCTGCAGAGTCTCTGAAGTGGTACGGCTCAATCGAGACGATATTAATTTTCAAACCCGAGATGCTGTTGTTTTGGGAAAAGGAAGTAAAGAGAGGACAATTTATCTTACACCAGTAGCACTAATGCATCTGCAAGATTATCTGAATACACGGACAGATACGGATCCATGTCTGTTCGCCAGTGTAAGGACACCACATAAGAGATTGTCGAAAGCAGGGATTGAAAGAACACTAAAGAAGCTTGGGGAGAGTGCTAATGTTACAAATGTACATCCTCATAGATACAGGAGGACTTTAGCCACCAACCTTCTTGATCGGGGAGCAAATATACAAGATGTGGCAGCAGTCCTGGGACATGCTGATTTGAAGACTACCCAGGTATATTGTTACATCAGTCAGAGTAATGTGAGAGCGTCATACAATAAATATTCAGTATAAAGAGATAGAAAAAACCACTCCGGGGAGAACTCCGGAGTTAAAGCTATGCCCGCTGATAAAAGTATCAGGAAGGAAGTTTTTTGTTAGAAATCAGCAAAACACGAATT